CTCCAATATCTACCACAACTCTCCACAATTCCCCACGCTTAGCACTATCCCGCGCAAGTCTGCCCACGATGAAGAGGGGAACCCTAGGTGATTAAAGTAGGGGTGGGTATTGTATGTAGACCCCAACAAAGTTTTTTTCCTAAAGTGAACCTTGATCATTTAGTGTCCTAGTTTGTCCGTATTTAATTGTGATGTTTACCACAAAATAAAGATTTTTAGAAAGAAAGCGGGAAATGACTATTTTTTCCCGCCTAATACAGTATAGGAGCAGTAAGCGGAATGGTTGTAGCTTACTGCGGGCTACGCTCACGCTACGCCCGTCTAAGGGCTGTAGCGGACTTACCCCTCACTTCGTTGTGACTCGTTCGGGCGCTAAGCCCGATGACGAGGCGCAAGTCGCCTCATTTAGTTGGGTGAGAACTACCATAAATTTAGGAGCCTGCTATTTCTAATAACACTGCTGATATAGCTAAGAGGGTAATCCTTAACGCTGTAGCAGAAGGTATGACTATAGAGACGGCTTGCGGTGAAGCTGGTAAGTCTATGAAGACTTATGAATACTATCGCAGATCCGATAAAGTCTTCGCAGATAAAGTTGATAGAACCCGCCTAGGACTGCGCTCCAAGAACTTTGCAGCTACCGATGTCCACGACCTCGGCTTCGCCGAGTTCCGCCAGAAGTTCCTTCATCAGACTACCTTCCCTCACCAGCAGAACCTGGCAGATGTTATAGAGGGTAGGGACCCTTCTTGGCACCATCCCGCTATGAAGTTTGAAAAGGGTCTAGCAAGTAACCGTATCCTTATCAACATCCCACCGAACCACGCCAAGTCAATTACGATTACCGTAGATTATGTAACTTGGAAGATAGTCCAGAATCCTAACTTTAGAGTCTTGATAGTATCCCAGACTCAGCAGCTTGCAGCAGACTTCCTATATGCTATCAAGCAGCGCCTTACCCATCCTATGTATGAGACCCTACAGCAAGCCTATGCTGCTGGAGTCGGCTTTAACTCTAAGTCTGCTACCTGGACTACCACTAGAGTCACCTTCGGTGATGAGCTACGCGAATCATCTGAGAAGGACCCAAACCTAGAAGCTGTAGGTATTGGCGGTCAGATATACGGTAAGCGTGCCGATATGATTATTGTTGATGATGCTGTTACCTTAAAGAACGCTAATGAATTTGAAAAGCAGATTAGATGGCTTACCCAAGATGTTAGATCACGTCTTAACCCTACTGGTAAGTTAATTGTTATCGGAACCCGCGTTGCCTCTGTAGACTTATACAAAGAACTACGCTCTCCTGATAGATACCCTGGTGGTCTGGTCCCTTGGACATATCTGGCAATGCCAGCATTACTTGAAACCAATGAGGACCCCACCAAGTGGGTAACTCTCTGGCCTAACTCAGACCAACCCTTTGATGGGCAGAAAGACTCTGATAAGACCGAAGAGGGTTTATATCCTCGCTGGAACGGTAAGCATCTCTATGCAGAACGTCAAGCTATGGATGCTCAGACTTGGGCTTTAGTTTATCAGCAGCAAGATGTTTCAGATGATGCCACCTTTGACCCTGTATGTGTAAAGGGCTCACTTGATGGTATGCGTAAGTCTGGTAGGCTCCAGATGGGAGCCCCAGGCCATCCTAAAGATTTAACTGGTTTTTCTTTTGTATGTGGACTAGACCCTGCAATGGTTGGCGATACTGCCGCTATCTGCTACGGCGTAGATCGTATTACTCATAAGCGCTACATTGTAGATGCTATCAAGATTACTAGACCAACACCAGCTCAGATTAGACAGTTGATTATTGATTGGACCAACGTCTATGCTCCTGCTGAATGGGTTGTAGAGCGTAACGCTTTCCAGTCTTTCCTAACTCAGGATGAAGGTATCAGACAGTTCCTAGCATCTAAGGGAACAGTATTAAGAGAACATCATACTGGTAATAACAAATGGGATGCAGGCTTTGGTGTAGCTTCTATGTCAACCCTGTTTGGAACTAAGCAAGCCGATGGTAAGCACCACAGAGATAACATTATTCATCTCCCATCAGATCAGACCGAGAATGTCAAGGCTTTAATAGAACAACTTATTACCTGGTCACCTACTACTAAGGGTAAGACCGATATGGTGATGGCTCTATGGTTCTGTGAGATTAAAGCTAGAGAATGGCTTAATAACGGAATACATACCACACACCATATGAAGAATCCATTTTTGTCTCGTCACGAGCGAGGCAAGCGTCTAGTAATAAACATAGACGAGCTGTTAGCAGAACAACAACGTCAATTCATCTAGAGGAGCAATTATGCCAAAAGTAGGAAAAATGGAATTCCCATATACACCAAAAGGTAAGAAGGCCGCTAAGTTGGCTAAGAAGAAAGCTGCTACTAAGAAGATGGGAAAGAAAAAATAATGGCAAAAAAGAAAATGAATCCACTTGAGAAAGTGGCAAAGCGCTTTGGCGTTACAGCGCGTGAAGCACGCGACATTGCAACAGCAGTTTCAACTTTAGGTCGCGCATCTACAAATAAAGATATTACGAAACCATCAAGTGGATCAAGGCCAGTCTTATCTGTAACAAAACGTGGTTCTAATGTTGGAACAATGGGTAAGGGTGAAGTAAAATCAAGAGCAGGAAGAAATCTTGCAAAGCAAATTGGAGAAGTTTACACAGCAGCAACTAAAGGCAAGAGTGGAACTAAGTCTGCTCAGCTTAAATCTAGAAAAGATAAAACTGGAAGAACCTATCAAATAGATTACGCACTTGAGACAAAGCGCAAGCAGGGTAAGAAAAAGTAATGCCAAATCATTACGGCACTAAGAAGAAGATTCCTTCTAAGAATAAAAGAGGTTCTGTTCCACCAGATTACGATGTGATTCTACCTGGTATGGGATACACCAAGCCTACTGCTACCAAGCAACCTACAAGGATTAAACCAAAGCCTAAACCAACATCAAGGTCTGGTAAGCCAGCTCCAATGCCAAAGGGACCAAAGAGCCCAATGGAAACTGGGGTAAGGTCAAAGCCACGTAAAGGTAATATTAAGTCAAAGAAGAAGTAAGGAAAAATGCTTACAACCAAAGAGGTTATTGCTAAGGTATCACGGTTACAGACTAAGTACTCAGCGCGTGATCAGCGTATGCGTGACGTGCTATCTGTGCGCCAAGGAGATATAAGCAAGGTTTATCCTGCTATGTTCTCTGAGGAATACCCAAAGCCTCTGGTTGCTAACTTTGTAGATGTAGCTGCACGCGACCTAGCAGAGGTAATGGCACCACTGCCATCCTTTAACTGTTCAGCTACCAATATGGTTTCTGACTCTGCACGCAAAGCTGCAGATACTAGAACTCGTATTGCAAATTACTTCGTATCAGCATCTGAGTTACAGATTCAGATGTATCAGGGTGCTGACTGGTTTAACACCTACGGCTTACTACCAGCAATGGTAGAGATGGATTACGAGACAAACAATCCTAGAATCCGTTTGCTAAATCCTTTTGGTGTCTATCCAGAGATGGACCGCTTTGGTCGCTGTATCTCAATTACTCAAGTAATGAATACTGATGCAGAGACTCTAGCAATGCAGTATCCAGAGTTCTATAATCAAATTATTACAAACAGGAACTATGCAAGTAGCTCTCCTTATATCACAATGATTCGCTACCACGATAAGGACCAAGATTTAATCTATGTTCCAGATCGTAACAACTTAGTTTTATTAAACCTACCTAATGCCATTGGTAAATGTTTAGCCCGCGTTGCAATGCGTTCATCCCTAGACGGAGAAGCACGCGGTCAGTTTGATGATGTTCTAGCAGTACAACTTGCTCGTGCTCGCTTTGCAGTATTACAGATTCAAGCAGCAGAGAAGTCTATCCAAGCACCTATTGCTATTCCGCAAGATGTACAGGAACTAGCACTTGGTCCTGATGCGATTATGCGTTCTGCTAATCCGCAAGGTATCCGCCGTGTGCCACTAGAACTTCCACCTGGAGTCTTTACTGAGTCCAGCGTACTAGAGCGAGAACTACGTTTAGGTTCACGCTATCCAGAAGTACGTAGCGGTAATGTTGATGCTTCAATCATTACAGGTCGCGGCGTACAAGCCCTACAAGCTGGCTTTGATACACAGGTACGTGCAGCACAAGCACAGTTTGCAAGACTATTCACCGAGCTAGTATCACTTAGCTTTGAGGTGGATGAGAAAATCTTTGGTTCTATGACCAAGGAAATCAAGGGAGTAGATGACGGTACTCCGTTTAATATGAAGTATGTACCAAGTCGTCAGATTGCTGGCGAGTATGGTGTAGATGTTCGTTACGGCATTATGTCTGGTATGAATCCAAACAATGCCATTATTGCTTTACTACAGATGCGAAGCGACAAACTTGTATCAAGAGATTATGTACGCAGAGAAATTCCTATGGAGTTAAATGTCACTCAAGAAGAGCAGCGTGTGGATATTGAAGAGATGCGTGATTCTTTGCGTCTTGCTGTTGCTCAGTATGCTCAGACCATTCCAGCACTTGCAGCCCAAGGTCAAGATCCTTCTCAGATTGTTTCTAGAATCGCAGAAGTTATTAAGGGTCGCCAAAAAGGTAAACAACTTGAGACGATAGTTGAAGAAGTATTTGCTCCAGAGCCAGCTCCAGAAGTCCCAACAGAAATGATGGGCGAACAAGTTCCAGCAGCAGGTATGGCCCCCGTTCCTGCCTCGCAGCCAACTCAAGAACAAATGGGTGCGGCCCCTGCTGCTGGCTCTCGTCCAGACATAGCGTCATTACTCGCATCTATTGCAGGTTGAGGGAGGTGTAATATGAATACAAAAAAAGGTGGTCGTGAAAAGGCTCCAATGCAGAAGCCAACTGAGGGCAAGAAAGATATGAAGAAGCCTACAGGCGGAAAAGTAGCATTTGGATATGCTCCAGCAGGTCGTAAAGGCAAGAAGGCTTAGTGTTATTAGTTGGGAGGATAGAGCGTGGAAGATAAAGATTACGTACCACGCTCTGTCACTCTCGCAGATTTCTTTGTAGTTATATCAGGTTTCTTTGTAAATATAGTCCGAGCTGTAGAGATGCTCGCATCAGAACTTTTAGATTTAGCAGTGTATAACGCAAATAGAACAACGAAGGTTTCCAAAGTGTGGGAACAATTTACATCAGATTTAGAAAAGATGGAGGATCCAAATGGCTAGAGGGCCTATGGCAGGTGTATCAGGACCTGGTAAATTCTCCAAGAGAACAGATGGTATGTCATTCCAGTCTACAGAATATGGCTCAGGTGTTGAGAACACTGCTAATAAAGCAGGAGCTCCACTAGCAACAACTCCAGATGTACGCCCAACATCTCGTTCAGAGATGGGTATGGCTCCAAGTCAAATGCAACCAGTAACTCCGCTATATGCTCCATCAGAACGTAGCGATGAACCGATTACTGCAGGCATTGCAATGGGTGAAGGTCCAGGTCCAGAGGCTTTAGGTATGAATCAACCATCTGTTGATACAGATGCAGACCGTCAAAGAATGCTTTCTTATCTTCCAGCATTAGAAACTATTGCCCAGTCTCCTTCATCATCGCAATCATTTAGAAACTATGTAAGGCTTCTCAGGGCTAATCTTTTATGAATGAACGCGAAATAACGCAACGTATTTATGCAGAACTACAAAAAAGTAATAATCCATCTGCCTTTGACACAATGGGTGCTTTTAATCAACTATACAATCAAAACAAAGTAAACTCATTGTCTGTTCCCTTGGATGTATCTAAGGCGTTGAATTCAACAGATAGAAGAGAATTTATTGATGCTTACAATAATCAACAAAAATACCGTACTCAAGAACAAAAAGAACCTGGTTTCTGGGGTAAGATTTTTAATGGCTTAGAAACTGCCTATAATTTATCTGCTCAAGCTGTATCTTTTGGTTTATTACTTAGCGATGAAGGCAACCCTTTATTTGCAGGTAAAGGTATTGACCCAAGTCAAATTCGTAATTCTTGGGAGAAGGCACGCACGGTTTCACCTGGTCGTGCATTCATTAAGACTTTTGTCGGTGAACCAATAAACCTTGTTGAAGATGCTATCAATGCTGCAACTTTGGGTAAAAGTGGTGATAAAGCTGATAAGTTTATTCAAGACCATTTACTGTTTGCTGCTAATGATTTTAATGTTTATGATAAAGAGCAATCCGAAAAAGCATTTCGTGAGCAAAACATTGGACGTTTCTCGTCTTTTACAACAGACTTCATAGCACGCTTTGTTATTGATCCTACTATTATCGTAGGTAAGGCTGTTAAATTAGCTAGAGCAGCGCAATTTGCTGTGCGTGGTACAGGAGAATTAAAAGCAGCACTTGCTGGGGAACAAACTGGTAAACGTGCAGAGCGCGTTAAAGCAACATTTGAAAACTTCTTAGAGAAGACAGATGGAATGAATTCAGCAGATTTATTCCGAGTAAAGGCTATCCGTGAGTCGGGTAATCCTGCTACTTTAGCAGATGTTCTAGGTGAAGCAAATTTAATTGATGATGTTGTAGCCCGTCACAAAGCTAAAGCCGATATCTTGCAATGGGCTATGGGTGATGCTACAGCAGTTAAGAGTCTTATTGATACTCAACAAAACATTGCTATTAAAATTGCAAACCTATCAGATGAAGTATATGAAGCTACCTTTTTAGGTAGGTCTGTAGATGATGCTGGTAGACTTACTATGGATCTTGTTAATCAAGGAGAAAACCTTGACAAAAATAGGATGCTTGCACAGACTCTGCAAAAAGAATTAGATGATACCTACAAAAAATTAGACCTTGCAGGAACTCTGAATCCAAACTCATTGCCACGCTTTGGAACTATTACATCTTTACGTCAAGCAGCAAATCGTAGCCAATGGTTTACAGATATCCGCAATGGAGCTGCAGGGCCAATCGTTCGCCTTGCTCAAGGTTTTGCTTATAAGCGTCCTCGTGGCTGGATTGACTTTACAGATAACCAATCTGTACAGACTTTAGATAATATGCTTAGTAGGGTCCGTAACTTCTCTGATAAGCAACGTAAAGTTTATGCTATAAAACTTCAAGCATTAAAAAGTCAATTAACTACCACTACAAATCCAGACGATGTTAAATCCATCAATACTCAAATTTCTCGTATAGAGGCAGATCTAAAGCAAGCTGAATTTACAGTAGAAAAACGTAATGAACTATTTGATAGATATACTTCTGCTGCTGACCCAGATGCTAGAGCAACAGCCTATCAACAGATTGAAGAAGAAGTTTTTGGTACCATAGCTCGTCAATTTGGTTTTTCTAATACTGAAGATGTTCGTGCAGCATATAGAAAATATGCTAATGCCCGCGAGAGCGCACGTAATATGATAAAAGAACGCGCTTATACTGGAGCAACAACTAAGCTTCCTTCAGGTCAAGTAGTCCCAGCAGGCGCTAAGGTGACCCCAATCGAAGGTATGGATGGATTACAGCACGTTATCCCGCTACCTTTGAATGAATCACAGTTGGTTCGTCAGCTTCCAACCCTTGATGTTGACCAGATGTACAACTCTTTGATGAAGTTCACTAGAGCACAACGTGGTGGGGCCTATGAATTCGCAGTTAAAGGTCAAAATAAATTTGTAAATATCGCAGATGGCCTAGATTCTCTACTTAAGTTTGAGGTTTTAGCACGTCTAGGCTACCCAATCCGTAACGTAACTGAAGGTTACTTGCGTATTATGACTACCGTTGGGCCAATGGCTATTATGAACCGCGTAGCCTATGGACTAGGAGCTGCTGGTCGCAACATTATCAACGCAAAATTCAAAGATGCCTCTGTTGATGATGTATTTAAGTGGAGTAACTCTGTAAAACTAGAGACAAAGCGCGAAGAATTACTAGCTTTAATGAATGTTGCAGATGATCCAGAAATTATTGCAAAGCAAATTGAAGAAATTGATGCAATGCTTGCAGGTAAAGTCAAAGTAATTGACAAATATGGTATGGGTCTTAATGAAATTAAAGTAGGCGATACGGTAATTACCGTAGAAGACGCATTAGGTGCAACTCCAGAGCGAGCAGCTTATATCCGTGACCGCTTTATTGCTAATGCTTCACAGATTGTAGATAGCCATTTTACCGCAGCTAATGCTTCTATGCGTAATGCTTATGAAACTACAGGCGATTTTGTTATTATCAACGGAAATGATGAAGGATGGGGCGAAGCTTACAAGCGCGTAGTCAATCGTCAGGTCCGTAACTCTAAATTAACAACTATTCTGCTAGAAGATGCACCTCGTGGTGAAGTAATAAGAAAAGCAAAAACTTTCCTTCTTAAAGACCCAGAAGGTCGCAGGATACTTCGCAATCTTGCTCTAGGTCGCAACGTAGATGACATTATTGAGGCAAACCTAGAGAATATTGATAACTTATTTCCACCATTTGCTGTAGAGTTAAAGCGTATTGCTCAAAAGAGACAGATTACAGATGATGATATTAGATTATTCTTTACAAATGCTGCAGATCGTCCACCTGTTAATGCTGCTCAAGTAGCACAGGGTAACGGAACATCCAGTATTGCAAAGTCTTGGAGTAGATTCCAAGAAGGTTTCTACTCAATGGTAGGTGAAGCTCCTGAAAGAGCGCTAGTTCGTAACCCTATATTCGTAGACCTATACCGTAAGCGTATTGATTCTCTAGTACGTAATGCTATTGACACCTATCCTGGCGATGAAATCCCAACAGCTTATTTACGTAAGTTAGAAAACAATGCTCGTCAATGGGCCAGAGGTGAAATGCGCCGAGGTCTTTATGACACATCAGAGCGCGTAGATGCTGCAAGCACATTACGTTTTATCTTTCCATTCTTTGGTGCATTCTCTGACGTAGTTGAAAAATGGGGAAAGATTGTGGTTAATGACCCATCTGTTATCCGTAAACTACAGACAGTATACGAATCACCAGATCGTATGGGTATGGTTGAAGAGCGTGATGGTATTAAGTACATCAACATTCCTGGTGAATGGGCATCTCGTCTTGGTTTAGGTGATAGACCTCGCGCTATTCCAAAACCATCACTTAACTTAATCTTCCAAGGTGGTGCTTGGTGGAACCCAGGTGCTGGCTGGTTCGTACAACTTCCAATGTCTGCTTTAGTTAAAAGAAATCCTAAGTTAGAAAAGAATCTTTTAACAAAAGAAATCTTGCCATATGGACCGCAGGGAACTGGATGGAAAGATATAGTAATTCAGTCTGCTGGTATTCGTAAGGCTTTAGCTGCTTTAGAAGTAGAAAATCCACAACGCCAAAACTTGACAGTTCTAATAGCTGCTGAAGAGAACGCTAAGTATGATGCTGGGTTACGCGATACCAAGCCTTCTGCTTCTGAGATAAATAAGAAAGTAGTTCGTATTCTACTTCTTGATGCAGCATCTCGTTTGACTCTACCTTTTGCTACTAACACTCGTAGCCCTTATCAGTTGTTTATTGATGAGTTCCATAGATTACGCGAGCAAGACCCATTAACTGCATCTGAAAAGTTCTATGAACTCTATGGTGATGACTATTACATTTTCACAACCAGTCTATCCAAGAATAATACTGGCATTGCTGCAACTATTCAGGCAGATGAAAGAACAAAGCAACTATCAGACTTGATAGCAAAGCAACCAGAATTTGGTTGGTTCCTTATTGGAGATGCTAATGCTGGAGAGTTCTCACCTTCTGTCTATAAAAGACAGCGTGAACTATCTGTAGCTCCAGGCAGTACAACTAAGTTCCGTGAGTCACAAGATGCTTATGAGGCTATTAAAGATACCAATGTTGAAAAAGGATGGATTCTTTACAACAAGGGTATGGATAAGATTGAGGCATCTCGTATTGCTCGTGGTCTTAAAAGCCTAGAGTCTAGAGGCGCTGAGGATCTTAAAGCAGCTAAGGCTGAATTCATTGTAGGGTTAGAAACAGAGAACAGAGATTGGGCAAATGCTCGTGGCAAGATTGATATAAATAAAATTCAAACTTTCTTACGTTATGCAAATGATGTAATTAAAGACCCGCGCCTTACCAATCGTCCAGATATGAAAACTATGGCTGAGTATCTAGCAGGGCGAGATAAAGTCAGGGCAGTCCTTAATACTCGTGAGAGTCAATCATTAGATAATGAAGATAACGCTGATCTTAAAGCCGCTTGGAATGAATTTGTTGGCGATTTAATAGATAAAGATATTACGTTTAATAGAATTTATACGCGATATCTTGAAAAACATGATTTAAGGAAAGGTCTGTAATGAGCGATGCTTTAGATAGACTAGATAATAATTTATCTGGAGATGGCCCTGTCAACTCATTTACAAATCAGGTATATCTTGGCAAGGGTAAGATGCCTGGCTATACAACTCAAAGCCCTACTGGTGGCACATATCAAGTAAAGCCAAGCAAAGGCGACAGAGTAATGCCAGTAGCACAGGCTAGGGCTTCTTATTTAACTGATGAGGCCTTACGTAATTCTTGGTTACAGACATTAAAGAAAAATGGAGTTACTACAGACCCAATCAAGGCTCGCGCTCTTTGGGATTTATCTGTAGCTGGAGCATCTGACTGGTATGCTACCTCTGCTGGAACTCAAAAAATTACACCAGAGCAGTATCTAAACTGGTACCTTGGTGGAGAAAAGAAAACTCCGAAGGCAGATTTATCTCGCTCTGTATATCAGTATGCCCCAGAACAAATTGATGCTGACATAAATGAAGTTGCTCAAAAGGTTCTTGGAAGAGAGATTGTTGATGCTGATAAACAAGCTGAATGGTATCAAGACCTTACTAAAGGCCTTAATAAAATGATTGCTGGCGGAATAACCACCCAAAGCAAACTTGTCAAGAATAAGAAGACAGGCAAGTTGGAGCAGGTAACTACCCAGACTCCAGAGTTCACAAAAGAGAAGGCTGTGTCTACTATTGAGACAGCAATATCTGAAGCAGATCCTGTCTCATTAGAACGTAAGAAGAATCTTGACTTTGCTAACTGGGCATTTGAGAAAATGGGAGGGCGTGGCTAGTGGCTGAAGTAGATGAACTAACGCAGGCCAAAGCCAAGGCTGCTGCTGAAGGTGTTGCAGTAACTATGCCCAAGGTCAATCTGCAAACTGGTTTCTTACCAGATATGTTTGCTGGCAAGTATGGTGTTTTTGAAGCTCTTATTGATGACCCAATTTATGGACCAGAACTTAAAGCAATCAAGGCTGCTTTAGAAGCCAAGAATCAAGCCTTAGCAGATACTCTCTGGAATAAGTCTAAATGGGGCAAGTTAGATAGTGATGCCCAATCCCGTATCTTAATGAAGATTCAAAATGAGAATCTTTACAAAGAGCGTTTTAAGTCTTGGCTTATTAACATTAAAAGACAGCTTGCTGGTAAAGGTCTCAAGGCAGATGATGCTGCCCTTACAAAGTATTATGATGATGGTATTGATGATGAAACTATCATTGATGAACTTACTGGTGGTATTAGCGCTAAAGGTGCTGCAGGTGAAGCAGCGAATGCTCTAGATAATTTACGTACTGTTGCCCGCTCTAATGGTTTTAACTTAGATAAAGATTTTAGTAATCAAATTGATGGTTGGTTACAACGTATTTCTCGCGGTGAAGATATTGAAGATTTCAAAAGACTTATCCGTCAACAAGCTAAATTAGGTTTACCTGAAAAAGTAGGTTTATTACTTGATGAAGGTTTAGACCTGTCAAATATCTATGCTCCATACCGAAATACTATGGCAGCATTACTAGAAATTACACCAGATGCTATCAACCTTGACGATCCGATTCTACGCTCTGCTTATGGGCAAGATAAAGAAATGTCTATATTTGATTTTAAGCGTGCAGTTCGCAAGGACCCACGTTGGCAATACACAGATAGCGCTCGTGAAGATGTATCCACTGCAGCACTTGGGATACTTCGTGACTTCGGATTCCAGGGGTAGATAAATGGCAGACATAATTGAACCAAATAAAGCACTTGCTGAACTTAGGATAAAACTTAGCCAAGCAAAAACTGTTGCTGAAAGAACTAAAATAGCCGAACAAATTACAGCATTTGAAGCAACATTAGACCCCGCAGTAATAGAAGCATCTAAAGGTGGGTTAAGTCCCGCTGTGCAAACCCCAGAATCTTTTAAGGGCAAAACAGTTCTATCTCCTTCTATGACAGAAGGTATTTACCGAGCGTATAGATATGACCCAGTAACTGGTGCCAGAGTTGACTTATCACAAACAGATACTGGCGTAACTCAGTTTGGCGCTCAAGGAACTAATAAAAAAGTAGTTTATTATGATGCCAAAGGAAACCCTATTTCTGCGGCAGATTTGGCCCAAACACAAGAAGGAAAAAAACAGGCTGCTGCAGGTGCTGATATTGGATACGGACCAGGAAAAATAGGTCCAGGAGCAACTGATTATGCTCCAGGCTATAAGTCTCCAGGAACTACTTCCTACAATAGGATGATGGGTCTTGACCCGTTAACTGGGCAACCAATAGAAGAAGTGCTGGCTGGTAGAGCAAAATATACAGACCCTCAAACTGGGAGAGTCATAACTACTGATGCAAGTGGTAAAGTGGTTTTTGCAGATACTGGTTTGCCATATACTGGATCAACTACTGCAACGGGCGATAAGGCTGCTGCAGGTCAATCAGCGTATTCTTTATTACTTGAACAATTTAACCAATATGGCTTAGGTGCTCTTATAGAGCCATTAAAGAAATTCATTGTAGAAGGCTTATCTCCTGCAGAATTTACATTGCGCCTACGCGATACCGATGCTTACAAGAAACGCTTTGCTGCTAACCAAGCTCGTATTAAAAGCGGCCTTCGCGCTTTATCAGAAGCAGAGTATATCGGTCTTGAGGACCAATACCAAGATGTAATGCGCCGATATGGTCTACCTGAGTCTTACTACACACGCGGTGATATGGGTCGTCAAGAAGGATTTGAGAAGTTTATCGGTGGAGATGTATCTCCTGTTGAACTAGAAGATCGTATCCAGACCGCACAAACCAGAGTAGTCAATGCTAACCCAGAAGTTTCTAAAGCTCTTCGTGAGTTCTATCCTGAGATTACTGGTGGGGATATTCTGGCCTACGCTCTTGACCCAGCTCAAGCAATCAATAATATTAAGCGTAAAGTTGGTGCTGCTGAAATCGGAGCAGGTGCAATGCAAGCAGGTCTTAAGACTGGACTTGCTAGAGCAGAAGAGCTACAACGCTATGGCGTTACCAAAGAAACAGCTCGACAAGGCTTTGGAACTATCTCTAGTGGCTTAGAGCGTGGTCGCCAACTATCAAATATTTATCAACAACCTACATATACTCAAGAAGTAGCAGAGACAGAAGTCTTTGCCCTACCTGATGCTGAGAAAGCACGCCGTCAAAGACGCAGACTAGGACAACTTGAGACAGCCACCTTCAGTGGAACAACTGGAATGACTGGTGGAGCACTAGACCGCGAACGCGCTGGTCAATACTAAGGCCTGCTAACGGGACGACTGGTCCGTTAGAGAGATATCAAAACCAGTAGTAGAAGCCATACAGAAATCCCCCGAATCTGTATGAGGTCTACGTAAACTAAAAAAGAAATGGGAGAAGGACCTATGTCCAACTACGACTACGAAGATGACGACTTTGATACATCATCTAATGATGGTAATGATCTCGTCAAACAGTTGCGAAAAGCAAATAAACAAAAAGAGAAAGAACTAGCTGACCTAAAAACTCAGTTTGAATCTATCTCTAAATCCAACCGTGAACGAGCAATCAAAGATGCGCTTGCTAGTCGTGGGGTAAACAGCAAAATTGCTGCATTTATCCCACAGGATATAGACCCAACTGAAGAGTCTGTATCTAAATGGCTGGAAGATTATGCCGATGTATTCGGCTATGAAACCCAGTCTAACCAGGCAACGCCTAATGTAGATCCAAAGCAGGCTGCTGCATATCAACGGATGACCAATGCTGTAGAACAGGGAGTTACTCCTGAGTTCCAAGCAGACGTTCATCGTAAGTTGATGAATGCAAATAGCCGTGAAGAACTGGATGAAATTATTAGGTCGTCTGGTCTCTAAGACCGAACCTATCCGAAAGGTAAAATAAATGGCAATTCCTACAGGTACATTGACACAAATTTCGTCAATGCAAAACCTTGTACAGAGTGCGTACGATCAGTATGTTCGTATGGCTCTTCGCTCCATCCCAGTGATGCGTGCGTTGGCTGATGTTAAGCCAGTACAGCAAGCAATGCCAGGTTCGTCAGTTGTATTCTCCATTTACTCAGATCTCTCAACAGCGACTGGTACATTGACAGAAACTTCTGATGTTTCCTCTATTGCTCTTGGTAACCCTTCACAGGTTACTGTAACACTTAATGAGTACGGCTCAGCCGTAACAACAACCAAGAAGTTGAATCTAACTTCTTTCAACGATGTTGATTCAGCTCTTGCTGACATCATTGCATACAACGCTGCAGATTCTATTGACTCTGTAGTAGCAGCCGTTCTAACTGGTTCCACAGGAACTAACGTAATCTACGGTGGAGCCGCAACTGGCACCAACTCTATTACATCCTCTGGCACCATCACTGCTGCTAACATCCGTAAGGCTGTTGTTCAGCTTCGCAGCAACAAGGCAGTTCCTCGCATTGGCGATCTATATGCTGCATATCTACACCCACGTCAGTCTGCTGACCTCCGTGCCGAATCAGGCACTGGTGGATTCCAGGAGCTAACCAAGTACGTTGATCGTACTCCGTTCGTTGCTGGAGCAGTTGGCGTTCTTGAAGGTGCATTCATCGTTGAAACACCTCGCGTTCCGTCTGCGGCAAATACGCAATCACCAGCAGTTACTGTCTATAGCGCAGTAGTTGCAGGTCGTGAAGCACTTGCTGAAGCAACCGTTCAAGATACATCAGTTGTGATTGGTCCAGAAATTGACGCTCTGCGCCGTTTCCGCACCATCGGCTGGTACTATTTCGGTGGCTTTGCACGTCTTCGTGAAGCGGCTCTATACCGCATTGAGACTGCAACTTCTATCAACTAGTAGTTGATTGACTATCAGGCAGGACCTAGAAGCCCTGCTTGGTGGTGAGTTAATTCTGAAAGGAAAAGATGCCCTACACATTAACGACACCTTGGCGTTGGGAAACTTGGGGAGCTGACTACACCCAGTTCACTCCATACGCTCGTCTTGCTGCTAGGCCAGTAACTGGTGGTTCAATAACAGGAACTATCAATCCATTTATTACTGATATTCCTCGTGGCTATACATTTATTGTTAATGGAACTACCGTTACCACAGAACAGACACCAAGCCAAGACACACTAGCTGCTGCTGATTCATACTATCTTGGCGGAACTACCAATACAATTAGTGATGCTCAAGCCCAGATATTTATTGATGCTGGTTACTCAAGTTTTGTGACACAAATATAATGCCTAGATACGATTATATCTGTAGCACCTGCGAAGTTAAAGAAGAGATATTTAGATCATACTCTGACTTTGAAAAAGAAGAGATTTGCTCCGTCTGCAGTAATGAAATGATGAGAGTAATTACTATGCCAAACTTTGCAGGGTGCTTCCCTACCAGGCAAGGCTGGGATAAAGATAAAGAAATCAAATGGGATAAAGAATTGGACTCTTATTACTCTGCTGTAAAGCAGGGAGTAGAACCAATATCTACCAAGAAAAAAGATATAGACGCAGCAATGATGTTATCTAATGAGGCTGGTAAAGCCTTTGACGGAAACACTCTAAAGTTCAAGGAGAACTAAAATGCCAGGAAACTACCCAAACGAATATAGCAACAAGTTTGAGCCAGAAGAGAACGAGTACACACCTTGGCCTCCAGACACAAACGATAAGCCTTTTATGACCTATGAGTCCTTGATGAAGGGTGCTCCAGGAAAGCCTGCTAAGTAGTGTCATCTGGGCAACTTAAGACACACCGAGGATTTAACTCTGTTCAGATTAAAAACGGATTTATTGTTAGACTCAATAAGAACGGAACAATCCGAGCAATCTTAGGAAAGTACGGAGAATATGGCAAAGAAAAAAAGTGATTCACGTCTTACACGCGCTGGTGTATCGGGCTTCAATAAGCCCAAGCGTACGCCTAGCCACCCAACTAAGAGCCACGTTGTTGTTGCCAAAGAAGGATCTCAAGTCAAGACAATTAGATTCGGACAGCAAGGCGTAAGCGGCGATAAGAAGCCTACTGCTAGACAGAAGTCATTCAAAGCAAGACATTCAAAAAACATTGCTAAAGGCAAGATGAGCGCCGCATATTGGGCAGATAAGGTGAAGTGGTGAAGAAGAAACCATTCTGGGAAACAAAGAACCCAAAGAAGAAATCAACAAAATTAACACCTGCACAGAAGAGCGCAGCTAAAGCTCGCGCTAAAGCAGCAGGTCGTCCATATCCAAATCTAATAGATAACGCAGCAGCAGCAAGAAAAAAGAAGAAGTAAGGAGTAAACAGTGGCACTAGGTGTTGCAGGTACAACTCTCAACTCAGAGTTAAATCGTCTAGCTAATGGTGGAACCTATCGCATTGCTGCTAATATGGTTGATATGGCTAAGGCAGCCCAACAATGGGCAGCGCAACGTAGCGTCACTCTTACTGTAACAGACACCGTAGGAGTTCTAAATCAAATTGCTGGCAACGCTAATAAAGCTAATTGGCTTGATTTTAATGGTGTATGTAATCAACTCGCTTCTACTTCTGGCTTACCTGCGGCGGCTGCTCTCAGGGCGGTCTCTAGCTGATGAGTGCGAAATATAATCTAGTCTGCGATCAGAACACTACATTTAATTTTCAGTTCGTTATTCAAAATGACGGAGTGCCTTGGAACCTAACTAACTATACAGGAGTGATGACAGTGCGCCCATTCGTTGGTGCATCAACTACAACTGTAGTTGCCTCTACTGCTAATGCTCGTATGACTTTAACACCTGGTTCAGGTCGTATAAATGTAACTCTCTCATCTGCTATAACTAACGATATTACTGCTGGTAGATACGCTTATGATTTAGTTTTAGATTCTGGCTCAGTACAAACAAGGATACTTGAAGGCAAGTTCATAGTAACGGGGGCCGTGACTACATCGTGACAACCTACATAATCATTGAGTCCATCACCCCACAAGTATCTGTAGAATTATCAGCAGACCAAGGACCGCAAGGTGCTGGTGGTGCTACAGGCCCAACTGGTCCTACAGGACCTGCAGGAGCTACAGGAACTACAGGCGCCACAGGCGCAACAGGCGCAACAGGCGCAACAGGACCTACTGGTGTTACAGGTAATACAGGTTCTACTGGTCCTACTGGACCAACAGGCCCTACAGGTGATACTGGACCTACTGGCCCTACAGGAGCTACAGGAGTTACTGGTAATACTGGAGCCACAGGAGCAACAGGCCCAACAGGTCTTACAGGTCCCACAGGCGATACAGGCCCAACAGGTGCAACTGGTCCAACGGGTGTTACAGGTCCACAAGGCGTAACTGGTACTACTGGTGCAACAGGTCCAACAGGACCTGCTGGTGCAACGGGTCCTACAGGGGCTACAGGGCCTACAGGAGCCACTGGAACACAAGGAGTTACTGGGAATGTCGGACCAACAGGTGTTACTGGCCCTACGGGCGCTACAGGGCCTCAAGGCGTTACGGGTGACATCGGTCCTACGGGAGCTACGGGTCCAGCGGGAGCGACAGGACCAACAGGAGATACAGGACCTACAGGTAGCCCAGGTGTTACGGGAAATACAGGATTAACTGGACCTACAGGACCGACAGGTCCTACTGGTCCTGCAGGTGTAACAGGTGACACAGGCGCTACTGGCGCTAGTGGTCCCGCAGGTGCAACTGGACCAAGCGGTCCAGCAGGAGCCACAGGTCCAACAGGACCTACAGGTCCATCTGGAACTGTTGGTGTAACAGGAGCAACAGGACCGTCTGGAGCAACAGGTGCTCAAGGTGCAACAGGACCAACAGGCGCAACTGGCGTTCAAGGTGATCGCCCAGGTTTCCTCTATACATTTTCTACATCTACAAGCTCAGGTAACCCTGGCAGTGGTGTGCTTAAATTTAACAATGCAACGTTAGCATCTGTTACACAAATTATTCTTTCTACAACAACTGCTGATTCTTTGGGTATCTCAGACATCCTTGATCTCATTGATGACTCAACCTCGGCTGACAAGGCTCGCGTTTCTATTCGCAGCAATGCCAATGGTGATGCCAGTTTCTTCTCATTCCTAGTTACTTCGGTTACTACACACGCTAACTACTATGAGTTAAACGGTACCTATGTAGATGGCGCAGCCTTTACTAACAGTGAATCTATTGTCTTTGACTTCTATCAAACAGGAAATGTCGGAGCAACTGGACCTACTGGTCCAACAGGTCCTTCAGGTACTACTGGTGCTACAGGACCAACTGGTGCCACTGGTCCAGCAGGGGCCACAGGTCCGACAGGACCTACAGGCCCATCTGGAACAGATGGCGTTACAGGTCCGACAGGCCCGACAGGTGCTACTGGTCCAGGAGCTGATGCGCTACCGATTTCTTTAATGCTAGGTGGTATGTGAGTTTATTCAAGCAGTCTATCTTGATAAATCTTGATTCAAGGCAAGACAGACTAGAACGCTTTGATGCTAGAGCACAAGCGTTAGGTATTAACTATGAGCGATTTCAGGCTATACAGGTAACAGATCCGATAATGGGTTGCAAACTTAGCCACATCGCAGCGCTAATGAGATGTGAAGGTGAGTCAATTTTCATCTTTGAAGATGACTCAACCTTTGTGGATAACTTCTGGGAAGAATTAGATAAATCTCTAGCAGTCTTACCTGATGACTGGAATATGGTCTATCTTGGAGCCAACCTTGTTGATACTACTCAAGTAAACGATAGGTGGCATAAGAGTCGCAGATGTTGCTCTACCCACGCCTATGCAGTCAAGGCAGATGTCATACCTAGGTTAATAGCCAAGGCTATTGAGTATGATGGTCACGTAGATATGGCTTATAGCCTGCTTCATTCAGAACTAAATGTCTATCTAGCCAGACCCACATTGGTCTATCAGGAACCTGGATATTCAGACCTAATGAAAGAGGATGTCGACTACGCTAGACTTTACTTCTAGGGTAGGCTTATGCTATGAGATTCCACGTAGTAGCGCTACCCCACACACAGGTAACTAAAGAATTCGCAGGTTGTGCGTACACTGAAAAAGTTCGCAGATTCTGCAATATGATGAAAGGGTTAGGCCATACGGTCTACCTATATGCAGGCGATGAGAATGAAGCTCAAGTAGATGAGCACATATCTTGCATCTCTGAGACACAAAGAAGAATCGTTGTAGGTAAGAAGCCTTATGTTGAAGCGCCCTTTGATTATCGTTTACCTCACTGGCAAAAGTTTAATAAGAAAGCTGCTGCTGAGATTAAGAAGCGAGCAGAGAAGCACGACTTCATCTGTGTAATTGGTGGAGCAAGTCATAAACCAATAGCAGATGCACTGCCAGAAATGATGACAGTAGAGTTTGGCGTAGGATACGCAGGAGTCTTTGCTCAGTATAAAGTTTATGAATCTTATGCTTGGATGCACGCAATCTATGCTCAGCATAAGAACGCTGCTCAAGTAGATGGTTCATTCTTTGATGCGGTGATTCCAGGTTATCTAGATCCTGATATGTTCCCAATGGGCAAAGGTGATGGAGACTATTACCTGTATGTCGGAAGAATGATTCCGAGAAAAGGTATAGACATTGCAGCGCATATCTGCAAGACCATCGGAGCAAGACTTATCTTTGCAGGTCCTGGACCACACATACCAAACTATGGTGAGTACATAGGAACAGTAGGACCTGAGAAGCGTGCAGAGTTGATGGGTGGGGCAATAGCAACATTCGTCCCAACGCTTTACCTAGAACCTTTTGGCAATGTGAACATTGAATCACAAGCCTGCGGAACTCCAGTAATTACTACAGACTGGGGTGCATTTACAGAAACTGTAGTGCAAGGCGTTACAGGTTATAGATGTCGCAACGTAGAAGAGTTTATCTTGGCAACACAGAACGTCAAGAATCTAGATAGGCAAGCTATCAGGGATAGAGCTATATCGCTCTACTCAGTAGATGTTATAGCAAAGCAGTATGAATACTATTTCCAGAGACTAATGACGCTCTGGGAAGATGGCTGGTATACGGAAGGAAACAATGCCAACACTGGGAGAAATGATTGATGAGGTCAGAGCCAACCTACAAGGCTATGCCCTTCGTCAAGATCGCGTATCGTATGTAACCAATTCAGGTGGTATCAGTGCTGTTAGCACCAATATTAACATTGGCTCTGCAAGTAACCTTGCTAAGGGTGTAATTGAGATAGACGATGAATTACTTTGGATTGATACTTTTGATAAGGCTACAAATACTTTAACTGTAGCTCCTGGCTTTGGTCGCGGTTATCAGGGAACTACTGCCTCTCCACACGCACAGTATGCTCAGATTACTTTATCTCCGACCTTTCCTAGAAGCAATATCAAGAAGGCTATCAACGATACGATTAACTCTTACTATCCTAAACTCTGGTCAGTAAGTTCAACTACCTTTACTTTTAACGCATCACAGACTACCTATGCCCTGCCAGATGATGCAGAGCAGATTCTATTTATGTCTTGGCAGACCACAGGTTCTTCTCAGGAATGGCTACCAGTTAATCGCTGGCGAGCAGATTCTATGGCTAATGCCGCTACCTTTAATACAAACAATACTGTAAACATTTATGAGAACATTCAACCAGGACGTACAGTTCAGGTCTGGTATACCACAGAGCCAAATACTCTTGACTCCAACACTGATGATTATGAAGATGTTACTGGTCTACCTGGAAGCTCTTATGATGTAACAGTCCTTGGTGCCTGCTACAAACTCTTATCATTTCTTGATGCTGGTCGTATCAATCTATCCAGCGCTGAGGCTGATCTTAACGATACTAAGAATCCATTTAACTCTGGTGCATCTGCATCTAGATATCTGTTTGCTTTGTATCAACAGAGACTTCAGGAGGAAGCGCTGAAGTTGCAAGACAAGTATCCAATTCGCATCCACTACACCAAGTAAGGAAGGGCTATGGCAATAAGAAAATTCAGCTCAATCAGCGTTCAGACAACGCTTGCTTCTGGAATCAATAGTAGCGTTACATCGCTAACTGTTGCTACAGGAACGGCTGCTGCGCTTATGGGTGGGGTGACGCTAGGGGCAGCAGTAGGCGGTGTCTATCCAGACCAGTTCACCATTGCTATTGACCCTGATACCGCAAGCGAAGAGATTTGCTTCGTTCAAGAAGTTTCTGGCGATGTACTAACTATCGTCAGAAATAGAGCAGGATCTGCGGCTACAAGCCACAGCTCAGGCGCTACAATAAAACACGTCCTAACATCAGATGACCTAACAGCATTTGAAGAGGGACTTACACAACAACAACAAACAATACCAACTTCATTTCTCTATATGGGAGCATAAATGGCTACAACCTACAAAGTACTAGGGCAGTCTGCCCCTGCTGCAACAACGCAAGCAGATCTATACACAGTGCCTGCGGCTACTGAGGCTATTGTCTCGACAATAACTGTAGCCAATAGAGGTGCTACCGCAGGAACCTATCGCGTCTACGCTAGAAAAGCTGGAGCATCTGTTGCTAACGCACAGTATCTAATCTATGACGCTTCGCTACCAGCAACATCTACAGATACTATGACCTTGGGAATTACCTTGGCTGCCACAGACGTTATATCAGTCTACGCATCTACGGCTAACTTCTCATTCAACGCTTTTGGAACGGAACTAGCATAATATGGCAATAGGACGTATTCCAGAACCAGGGACAAGTATCCCTGAGTCTATCATCGCCGCTAAAGGCGATCTTATTGTTGGTACTGCCAACGATGCCCCAGGCATCCTGTCAGTAGGCACCAACGGCCACACACTTGTAGCGGATAGTTCGGTTTCTCCGACAGGCTTGAAATGGGCAGTTGATCCTGTGGCTGATGTAGTAACCACAGCAGGAGATTTAATCTACGCAACTGCTGCTGATACTGTTGCAAGGTTAGGCATTGGAACTGCTGGTCAGGTTCTTAAAGTCAATAGCGGTGCAACCGCACCTGAGTGGGGTGCTGCTGCTGCTGGTGGTGCTAACTGGTCACTTGTCAATTCAGGTGGTACGACTTTAACTGGAGCAGCCACAATTACTGTTTCAGGTATTTCTAATGCAGATAAAATTATGGTTGTGCTTGCTCAAGCAAGTTCTGCAAGCGCAAGTTCTTTGTTTAAGGTACGTCTTAATGCTGATAGTAATCTTAATTATTCTTATGCTGGCCCATACTTCAACAGCGCTTCAACGTATTCAGTAAATAATCTTGGCGTAGATTACGCTGCTGCTACAGATGGGATTCCAATATCCAAAATGGGAAACGACGCAGGTGATTCTGGTAGTGGTTTTGCATTGATTAGTGGATGTAATGCTACTGGATTGAAAATCTATAATGCTGCTGGGGAGGCATCTGGTACTACTTCCAATGGTTATATTACTGGTGGATTCTATTCTGGAAGTACAGCAATCTCATCTGTATCAGTAAATTCTGGTACAGGAAATTTCGATAACGGAACAGTTTTCGTCTATACTAGTGCGTGAGGTAAATAATGTATAAAGAAAAAATAGTAAACATTCAAACTGGTGAAGAAACTTGGCGCGATTATACTGCAGCAGAAGTTGCTGAAGTAGAACGTGCTCAAGCAGAGGCAGCAGAAAGTATTGCAAAGATTGCTGAAAAAGATGCTGCTCGTAAAGCAATCTTTGATAAACTTGGGCTAACCGAAGAAGAGGCTAAACTGCTTCTATCATAATCTTGAGGGATTGTGCCAAATAATGATATTGACTGGGCTGTTATCAATGCAGCCCATCGTCAATGGATCCTAGACGGCAATAACTTGCCATTCATCTGTCCCGTTGAGGGCGGAAGCATTCGTGACTGGACATCAATCTAAATTAAGGAGTAAGCCTTGGCACCATTCGGAGACTTGCTTTGCACTAAGTGTAATGTAACTAAGCCAGAGTCTGATTTCCAAGACAATCCAGAGATTCTTCGTGCTGCTATTGAATATCTCAACAAGTATTCGGAGGTTGAATAATGGCTTATGGATCAGATGTCACCGAGGGTATTCCCTACGTACTTTCCAACCCTGCTGGGGCCACTAGCTACTCATCTACTAGCGAGGCATACGATGTAGCCTTTGCTGGTCTGCCATTCTTCTTGGCAGCTAGTGATGACACACCTTATCGCCGCGTTACAGCTCAGTATCGTAAGCAACAGATTGACCAGACCAGAGAGCCTGGTGAGCAGACTCTTACGGGTTGGTGGCTACGTTCACAGTCATCATTCCACCTTGGTGCTGGTATTAAATACTTTGAACCACTACAAGATGAGTCGCTTCGCTTCCAGTTTACAGAGTCTAAAGGTGTAGATGTCTGGACCAAGGGTCAGGCAACCCTACTCAATAGCACAGTACGAATCCTTTCTACTGCAAGCAGTACGATAATGGTTGGTGCTAATGATGGCACTAATGACTGTATTGTAACTACTGATGGTAACGCTCTAAAGAAAATTACAATGAGCAATGATACTCCTACTTCATCTACCTATACTCAAGCAGGAACAGCTTCAACAATCTTAGATTTAACCACTGATGGAACTAGGTATTTCTTTGTTAATGGAACCAAAGTTCATCAAGGTGCTATCACATCTGGCTCAAGTGCTATTGCTTACGATGCGCCAGCTACAACTAGCGCTAGAATCAAGTATGTCAAGCAACGTTTAATTGCTTCAATAAACAACAGTATCTATGAGTTAGATGCTACCGCTACTGCTGGAGCTGCTCTACCTACTGCTCACTATGTTCATCCACAGACAGACTGGACTTGGACCACTATTGCAGAAGGTCCTAGCGCTATCTATGTAGGCGGATACAGTCGCAAGAACTCATCTATCTATAAGATTACTTTAGATCTTACTAATGCTAATGCTCTTGGATTTCCTGAACTTAGCGTTCCTTCAGTAGTTGTTGACCTACCAGAGGGTGAGATTATCAATACCTTTGATACCTACCTTGGTACTTATGCAGTGCTCTGCACTAACAAAGGTGTGCGAGTGGGAGTCATAGGCACTGAAGGAGATATCTCTTATGGGCCATTGTTATTTGAAGCTGAATGTAAGGATGTAGTATTTAGAGATAAGTTTGCTTATGTTTCTACGCTTCAAGGAACTGAATCAGGTCTAGTCCGTATTGACCTATCACAACCAGTAATTCCTAATAGCCTTGTCTTTGCTTATGCTTGGGATGTATACGCATCTGGTGAGACTGTTACTGCTAGTTCAGTAGCATTTCTTGGAGCTACAGATCGTGTAGGTTTTGCAGTTCCAGGTGATGGAGTATGGCTAGAATCATACGGAGTTAAGGTTGCATCTGGTTACCTGCAGACTGGTTATATCCGCTATAACACCTTAGAGCCTAAGATATTTAAGTTACTATTTCCTAGATTTATCTCTACCAATGGTGGTCTAAGCCTGCAGTCTATTGACTCTGCTGGCACTAGCTACAATATCGGAACCTATTCACAGGGTGAAACTGTTACAGAAGGTGGTATCCCTTATCCTGCTTCAGCTCAGGAGTATCTAGGATTCAAGTTTACATTTACTCGCTCTACTGCTGATACAACTCTTGGCCCTATATTTAATGGTTACCAAATCAAATCTCTACCAGCAATCCCTCGTCAAAGACTGATTCAATATCCAGTCTTCTGCTATGACCACGAGACGGATAAGTTTGGAGTAGAGGTAGGCTATGAAGGTTCTGCTTGGGATCGTATGCAACAACTCGAAGCAGTAGAAAATCTTGGCGACACTCTTGTTGTTCAGGATTTCAGAACAGGTGAGTCTTTCATTGGACTCATAGAAGAGATGGACTTCATCAATCGGACACCAACAGATAAACGCTTCTCAGGCTTTGGAGGCACTTTGCTAGTAACTATACGGAGCGTATAAATGACACCTACTGAATGGGCTGGATTAGCCGTAGCAGTATTCACCCTGATTGCTG